GCTCGTAAATATCGTTTCGTATGCCGATGAGCTGGAGGGAGTTTCCTACAATATACAGGACGCGGCAATTCTTGCTCGTGCCGCCCTCGCCCTCCCCATTCTCTCTTCGGCCCAGGACTTCGCGGATTATGTGAAGGGGCTGGGCGGCCCGGCGGAGGCCAAGCCATGAGCGACCGAGACGAGAATGGGCGCTATGTGCCGGACGATGACGAGCGCCGGGAAGCATGGGAACAACGCCACGGGCGCGTTCATTGCAAATGCGGTTATCCTGATTGGCCCGGCCAATGCCCTGGCTGGCGTCAGTGTCCGGTGCATGGGGAAACGGAATGAGCGAAAAGACCACCCGCGAGATCGCCGAGGAGATTGCCGATCATACCCTGAGTTGTAACGCCGGTTATGAGCATTCGCTATGGTTGATGCTTCGTGACCGCATCGAGCAAGCCATCCTCGCCGAGCGCCGGGCCGCTGCGCCGCATCCCGCCCGCGCCCAACCCAAGGAGTCCCAGACATGACATTATTTCGTAAACTGCGTGACTTGCTTCGCCGCAAGCCCCGGCCAGTTGACAAACGAACTCCACTCAACGCAAAATACCTCGCCGTGCATATTGCCGAGGCTTCTAGTTGGAAATCGAAATGACCCGAGTCATTCCTACAGACGAACAGCAAGCCGTACTTTCGGCAATGACTTCGCCAGACTCGGTAATGGTCAACGCATACGCAGGTTGTGCAAAGACGACCACGTTAGAACTCGCGGCGCAGAAGATCAAAGTCCCCGCGCTTGCACTCGCGTTTAATGCCCGCATTGCACGAGAAATGAAAGGGCGTTTGCCTGGCAATTTTAGCACTAAGACCATGAACGGACTCGGGTATGGGGCTTGGGCGCGGGCGTTGCCAGCAGTGGCCGAGTTTACACTAGACGAGAAGAAATTGTTTAATCTAATCTCCCAGACAATGCGAGATTTCAAAGTCAGTTTGGACTCGGATCAATGGGACGGGCTTCGCCGGATGGCGACGAGGGCCATGCAAGTCGGCATAGTGCCGACAGGGCACGGACCCGATGGACTGCTGCCAGACAATGAGATGTCTTGGCGCAATGCCGTAGCCGAGCCCCTGGGCATATTCGATGGCGATTTCGAGATGTTGCAAGAACTCGCCCACGAGATCATTGTCAGAGACATTGCCCTAGCCCGTGCGGGCACGATCTCATTCGACGACCAGATTTATTGCTCGACATTGCTCGGTGGCAGATTTCCCAAGTTCCCAGTCGTATTCGTAGACGAGGCCCAGGACCTGTCTCCGTTGAACCATCGGATGCTGGCACTGGCCATGCGAGACGATGCCAAGCTGGTCTCGGTGGGCGATGACAAACAGGCCATATACGCATGGCGCGGGGCACACGGTCGTAGCAGCGCCGCGATCCGAGCATTGCGAGCGCGGTGGCAGGATCATGACCTCGCCACGACGTTCCGATGCCCAAAGACGATAGTGGCTCGAAATGAGCATCACGCGCCTGGATTTAAGGCGTGGCATACCAACGCCGACGGCCAGTACGTCAAGATGCCCAACTTCGACCCCGCTGCCGGTGCGCTTGCCCCCGGCTGGGGCTGGCCGGACATCGCCGCGCTCGCGCCACAGGCACAATCGACGATTGCGGTACTTTGCCGGAACAATGCGCCGATATTTTCGCTCGCGCTCAAGTTACTCCGTCGTCGGATCGGAATTACAATCCTGGGCCGAGACATCGGGAAGAGCCTTGTGGTGCTGTCGCGCAAGTTATTTCCCGAGGACGGCCTACCGGCCGACGCTTGCAGCGGGCTGCTCGCGGACTGGGAACTATCCGAGACCTCAAAAGCCCTGGCGAACGGCCAGGACGAGAAAGTCGCCGGGATCATAGACCGAGCGGACTGCCTACGGGCAGTCCTATCCGATGTCCGTGATGCCGGGCAACTCCGCGATGTAATAGCAAAGTTGTTTGCCAAGGACTCGGCCCAGGTCACCCTGGGTTCCATCCACCGGGCGAAGGGCCTGGAGTGGGATGTCGTGGTGCATCTTGATCCGTGGCGTGTGCCCAGCAAATGGGCACGACGAGCGGCCAAGGACGGCGACGACGTTCCACTGGAACAGGAGTACAATTTGATTTATGTCGTGGAGACGCGAACGAAACATACGCTAGTTTCGGCGGATCTCGACAGTTTTAGGTAAACCAAGGCCAGACAGGCCAAAACCCAAGGCGCCATTGTGGCACCTGCTCACTCACAAGGACTCACTCACATGCTTTGCTTTATCAATCCAGGCGAAATCGATCCATTGACAATAACTACAATGGGGGTTAATGTAAAACCGGGCAACGCCAGCCCAATCGGATTTTTCGGCACTGGGCTCAAGTATGCAATCGCAGCGGGCCTACGCCAGGGTCTCGAGATTACCATTTACTCGGGCCTCCGAAAGTTTACCTTCCAGGCCAAGCCACAGATAATTCGTGACAAGGAGTTCGGAATTGTTTGGATGACCGAGCATTTGGCGTCCGACACAATCTCCGCTCCGCTCGGCTTCACGACTGACCTCGGCCGTCAATGGGAACTTTGGCAAGTATACCGAGAGTTCTGGGCTAATGCCAAGGACGAGCACGGGGCGGTGTTGTCAGAGCCTCCGGCCGCGACCGCTGGACAGACTCGGATCGTTGTCTCGGGCATGGACAAAGTCCATGCCAACCGCCGCGAGTTTCTGCTTGACGAGTCTCGCGTTCCACTTGCCGAGAACGCCGATGTGCAGCTGTTTGCCGGGGTGAGCAACACGATCTTTTATCAGGGCATCCGAGTATTTCGCTCGCCAGACAAGGCCACGCTGTTTACATACAATTTCCTCCGTCATCTTCCACTTACCGAGGACCGAACGATGAACGGAACGTGGGAGGCGAGCAAGATGCTCGCCACGTTTATCGTCCGAGACCTAACCGATCAACACGCGATCGAGGAGATTATCATCGCGGAAGCCGGTTGGGAGAAGGGACTTGATCTCGACTGGAACATTGAGCCATCCGAGACATTTCTGGCCGCCGCCGCCGCGATGAACCGTAAGTGGCCGCTTCGACTCAACTCGACCGCGCGGACAGTCTTATACAAGAAGTTGCCGCAACTCGCCGAACCAACAGCAGCAACATTATCCCAGATAGAAACTATGACAATCGCCCGAGCCCTGGAATTTCTGTCCAAGATCGGGTATGAGATCGACTACCCGGTGCAGTATGTCGAAAACCTGGGCACTGGTATCCACGGTCGAGTCATCAATGGCAAAGTCTACATCAGCCGACTGGCGCTTTCGCGCGGAACGAAATGGCTGGCCGGGACATTGCTCGAAGAGCATCTGCATAAAACTACAGGGATGTTGGATTGCTCGCTGGAACTCCAACAATGGCTCTTCGATGCGTTTATTTCGGCCAAGGAGGAACTGTTGGGAGAGCCGCTTTGACCTCATTTCACGATCCGGCCCGGCCGCGTCTCGGCCCAGCCGACGGTGCACCGTGCTGGCTTGACTCGCCTCAGGCACTTCCGGCATTGACGATATTGCCCGTGCCAGCCACGGAGCACCTGCACAGCTTCGTCCTGTTGGCGCTGCCGGCCTGGCGAGTGCTGGTCATGGTCTGCCGAGATGGCGGCGCGCGTTGGGCCGAGACAACAGTGACTCATGAAGCCCTAGCTACGTTACTGCTGGATTGGGAGGCTTCGCCTGAGGGCGCGTTGCGGAAATGGTTTCTTGTCGAACCGCCAGACGCCAGCGGCGCGGCGACGATTGCGGTGGGGGGCCTGGATGAATTGGATTTATGATCCGGGCGAAGCCCGAAACCTCCCGCCATGTATTCACCGTGAATAATTCACTTTCGGCCCATTTCGCACTTTCCATCCCTCCAGCCATGCACCACAATCAACCCACGCCAACCCCAAGGAGCCTCCAATGGCCGAACAACCACAGTTATTTTTGGCCCAAGAGGCCGAATTGTCCATCGCCCGAGCACAAATGTATTTCGACTTCGGACCAACGCTCGATTGAATGAGTCGGCACGATGCAAGTCCGTATCCACGAGTATCTATTCGATCTCCCCGATCCATACCGAGAAGGACACCAGTTGTCCCTCGCCGAGGCCCAGGCGTTGAATAAACTCCGCGCCGAGAACATTCGGAACAACATGGCTAAGGTCATAGACGAGGCCAGAGCCAAGCTGGCGCCCGGACAATTGTTGCCATCGGATGAGTTTGCGACGTTGCGAGCCCAGATCGACTTGTATGCAAGCAACTACCAGTTCCAACTCCGGCACGTCGCGCGACGAAGCCCGGACTTGCTCGCCGATCAGGCACAGACACTAGCCAGGGAGATCGTCCGTGACGCACGAGCACGAGCCGGCGATGCACTAGACGGCCCGGCGTTCGAGGCCGAAGTCGCCATGCTGGCAGCCACCCACGAAGTTCAGGCCAAAGCGCAGGAACGACTAGCGTTGCTGGCAATCGTCAGCGGGGACGCATTGAAGGATCTATTGTGACCGCCGGGCCAGACCCGACGTTGTTGGGAATCTTGTACTCGGCACTCGCCGAGCCAATCGGGCTGGTGCTCCGAACCAGCAACACGGAACGGGCGAGGCAACGTCTGTATAAGGCTCGTGCTGATGCCAAGGACGGCAGCCTTGCTGGGTTGCAAATCCGAGTCAGCCCGTTTGACGACGGAGATCTGGTAATTTGCAAGGCCACAGTGCAGAAGGACACAGCGCATGACTAAGCGAGCCGAAAATCCAACGAGTGCTCATCATATATATTTGTATGATGAAGACTGGACATTTTTGTCCACTCACTACGGACCAGGGAGTCTCAATCCTGAGATCAGCGTCTCGCAGGCAATTCGGCTGCTGTTGCACAAGGAGGTCCGCCGAATCCGCGAGCGGCAGAACGAGCGAATTTCGGAGGCCGGACGATGACCGACACACCAGCCGAAGTCCCACAGTCACCCGCGCTTGCGGAGGCTACAGTAGACTCACTCGCCGAACTTTTCTCCCGAGATCCAGAGGGCTTGCAAAAAGCCGACCGAGCATTGATTGTCAAGGCGCTGCGCGAACAGCGCGTCCGTTGGGTCGCCGCGAACGGGGCCAAGCCAGCAGCGAAGCCAAAGTCGCCGGTCAAGACCCTCCAGGCAACAGTCGGACTCGAGGAAACCGATCTATGACCGTACCAGACACAAGCGGGAACACCAGCTTCTCACGCCAGATGCCCGGATTGCAATTGGCCGTGGACAGTACTTCGTTGGGAGAGTTTAAGATATGTCCGAGACGATACTATTATGCAATCGTGCTGGGTTGGCAAACCCGCGTCGAGTCAGTCCATCTGACCTTTGGCATTTTGCTTCACGGTGCCCGCGAGCGGTACGACCACCGGCGCAGTGCCGGCGACTCCCACGACGATGCCCTGGATTTTACCCTAGCCTGGGTGCTGTGCAGTACCTGGAACCGCGAGTTACACCGGCCTTGGCTGTCCGACCATCGGACGAAGAATAGACTCACGCTAGTTCGCACAGTCGTTTGGTATCTGGACGAGATCGCCGAGAATGATCCGTTGGTAACAGTCCAACTTGCAAATGGCAAGCCCGCGGTCGAGCTTTCGTTTTCGTTCGACTCGGGTTTTCGGACCAATCACACGGATGAAGCCTGGACCCTATGCGGTCATATGGACCGGATTGCCAGACTCAACGATGTGCCATACGTTGTGGATATAAAATCGACCGAGCACACACTCGATCCGAGTTTCTTCTCCAAGTTCAGCCCAGACAATCAGTTTAGTCTGTACACGGCTGCCGGTCGAGTCGTTTTCCATGAACCAATCCGAGCCCTGATCGTGGACGGTGTGCAGGTCGCCGCGGGGTTCTCCCGGTTCATGCGCGGGCTTGTGCCCAGGGACGAACACCAGATAGACGAATGGCTTGCCGACACGCGGTGGTGGCTCGGCCAGATGGAAAACTGCGCGGCGGAAGCCTATTGGCCCCAGAACGACAAATCTTGCGGTATTTACGGCGGATGCCAGTTTCGAGCCGTGTGCAGCCGATCGCCGGTCGCACGAGACGCTTGGTTACAGACCGATTACAAACACCGGATGTGGGATCCGCTGCAACGTCGAGGGGACATTTGACCATGACCAAACTTTCCGATCATCAGTCCGCCTCGACCACCAAAATGCTCATCGTCGGAGACAGCGGCAGCGGCAAGACCGGGTCGCTCGCCAGTCTCGCCAGTGCCGGGTACAACTTGCGAATTATGGACCTGGACAATGGCATTGACATTCTACGGAGTCTGCTGACTGATCCGAAGTCAATCTATGACAAGTCCTCGTTGGACCGAGTCGATTTCGAGACCATCACCGATCCAATGACAAATCGCAGTGGCAAGTTCATTCCGACAAAGGCCACTGTCTGGCAGCGTATCGCCGGGATGTTGTCGAATTGGAAGTCCACCAGTGCAGACTTTGGCAGCATTGCAACATGGACACCGCGCGAGGTCTTGGTCATCGATTCGCTGTCAATGGCAACAAACGCGGCGGTGAATTTCGGCCAAGCCATGAACGCACGGCTCGGACAGAAGATGACCTGGGACGACATTTACAGCGCACAGCAATTGATCGAGGCATTTGTGCAGACCCTGTACGACGAGGGGGTGAGGTGCCAGGTCATCGTCATGGCCCACCCGGACTTTATTAAGGATCAGAATGGAATCGAACGCGGCTACCCGGCGACGGTGGGAAATAAGCTGTCGCCGAAGCTCGGACGATATTTTAACAACGTCATCGAGGCCAAGTCCGACGGGGTCGGTGCCAGCCGCAGACGCAAATTGTTGACAAAAGGCTCTGGCATGATGGAGGTTAAGACATCAAATCCTGGAATGGTCAAGGCCGAGTACGGAATTGAGACTGGCCTCGCCGAGTTGTTCGCAGACTTGCAGGGCCATCAGCCGCCGACGCCGTCTGCGTCGGCGTCGGCGACTGCGCCTGGAACGTACGCACCATGACCTCATATCTGCCCAAGAAACTTGTCATCGTCGAGTCCCCGTTCGCCGCCGGCAACGGCTACACGGTGGAACAGAACATCGAGTACGCTCGCGCGGCGTTGCGAGACTGTCTGATGCGCGGCGAGGCGCCGCTTGCCAGTCACTTGCTGTACACGCAACCCGGCATCCTCGATGACAATATCCGCGCCGAACGCTCGCGCGGGATTGCCGCCGGACTCTCGTGGGCAAGCGTTGCAAGCAAGACTGTCGTTTACATGGATCACGGATTGTCCAAGGGTATGATGCTCGGCATTGCCCATGCGAAGCAAGCGTTGCGCGAGATCGAGTACCGGACAGTGCCAGAGTTCCATAACGACCCAGTCTGACCGTCATTTGCCCGTGCTTCGGGCTCGGTTGCCAGTCCGTTCACTGGTACTACTCACTCACTGAGGTATTAAAATGGTTGACTTTTCAGCAATGTTGAAGAAACCCGCGGGCTTGGCCAAGAAGCCCCCGGCACTCACGCCCGGAGACTACCCCGGCATTGTCAAATCGTTCGAGACCGGAGACGCGAATAAGAACAAAACACCGTATGTTCGGATTCACCTCGGCTTGACGGGATGGCCCGAGTCGGTCGCGAGCGACGAACAGCAGCAAGACGGGGTGCCCATTGACCTCGCCAAACGGCCACTTCGCCGAGACTTCTTCATGACCGACGATGCCTTGTGGCGCCTCGACGATTTCATAAAGTCATGCGGAGTTGCCGCAAGCGGCAAGTCTTACGAGGAAGTCCTGCCAATGCTCATTGGGCAGCAGGTCACGGTTGAGGTTCAGCAGTACATGAACCAATCGACCTCGGATATTGGAAACCAGGTCGGGAAACTGATCGGCCAGTCGGCCTAGTCGAAGACGACTTAGACCGAGGCGGCTCTCGCCCTCCGCCGCGCGAGCTTGCCTTGGCCTGACAGCTAATGGTGGTATGCTGTAAATCTGTCCACCAGCTTCCAGCAGATATTCGGGGAGTAAGTTATGACAACGAAGATTTCATCATCGGAGCCGATCACGTGCCACGATGTTGCTGGCGTCTGTGGCTTCATCGTGATCGTCTTAATCGGGTGGGGTATTTTCAAGTTCGGCGAGATGGTCGGGGCAATCACTGCGCGTGATAATACGGTTATTCAGATTGGAACTCCGTTCTTGGACAATACGCCGTTCTTTGGCAAATGCGCCTGGATCACCGTGAGACGCGGCGACGGCGTTACCAGTTACCAAGCCTGTGCAACCATGGTTGATTAAATTATGCGCCCCCCTACAGAACTCGCTACATGCCCAGAATGTGGCCACACACACACCCCATGTACCTCCAGTCGATGGACCGATGGCCGCACACTCCGCCGTCGGCATTGCGACCGCTGCGGCGCGCAGTTTTCCACCGTCGAGATTCTCGCGTATACAGTCACAATCCCGAGACACGAGTTCAAATCGAGCAATTTTCTATCTCGTCGGTTGACGATGAAACTTTCCGAGGCTCAATGGGCATTCATCCAGGGCAAAAGCCGCGAACATCGCGGCCTCGCTGGGGCTGTCCGACAATGCGTGACGCAAGCAATGAGGGTCAAGACATGACAGATGCAACAGAGATCGGTGCGAGCCGAGCCATTTCCGACCACTTCGCCCTTGTTCCAATTGGACAGATCCAAATCAGTCGAGACCAGCGGCAGCGCCAGGGTATCGATACCAAGGGCCTCGTCGAGTCAATTGCAAAGATCGGGCTATTGCAACCTCCGGTCGTGACCCGAGCGCTCGCGCTCGTCGCCGGTGAGCGCCGACTGGAAGCCTGCCGACAACTCGGTTGGGACATCATCCCAGTTCGATTCGTCGACCAACTCACCCCGGTGCAATTGCAGATTCTCGAACTGGAAGAGAATGTAAAGCGGAGCGATTTGTGCTGGCAGGACCTAGTCCGAGCCGCCGGTCGTATCCACGCGCTGTTTTTGACTCAAGACCCGGACTGGACACAGGGCGAAACCGCCGAGGCCCTGTCGTTGACACAGGGTCTAGTCTCACGGTATTTGATAGTCTATGCTCGGCTCGATGACGACAAGATCGCCGAGGCGGATACAGTCACCGAGGCGTATAATACAATCAATCGGCAACTTGCGCGAGCGAGTGGAGATGCAATACAGGAACTGCTGGACATGGGCGGCGAGTCGTCAGGCGAGGCCGTGTCACAGCAAGACTTGCCGGACGATACTGCTCCGGCACTGGCCATGCCGGGCGGTATCGCTCCGGCACTGGCCCCGCCGGCGGGGCGAATCCTACCAGTCGAGCAAACGATCCTCTGTGAGACATTTTTGCATTGGGCACCAAAGTATGCTCGCAAGAAATTCAACTTCATCCATTGTGACTTTCCATACGGGATCAATTTGTTCGCTGGGCCACAGGCCGGTGGCAAGCGCCACGGCGACTACTCGGACGGGAAGGACATCTACTTTGCGCTGTTGGAAACCCTGTGCAGCAATCTCGATCGCCTAATGCAAGTCTCGGGGCATCTGGTGTTCTGGTATTCGGAGAAACACGGCGATGCAACGAAGACCATGTTTCGGCAACTTGCCCCGTCGCTTGAGTTCTACCGACATCCACTGGTGTGGCTAAAGTCCGACAATACCGGCATCGCCGCGGACGCCAGACGTGAGCCAAGACACGTTTACGAAACTGCCATGTTCGCCAGCCGAGGCCAGCGCCAGATCGTCAAGATCGTCGCGGATGCTTACGCTGCGCCGACAGATAAACGGTTTCATGTCAGTACCAAGCCCGAGCCCGTGCTTAGACATTTCTTTTCCTTGCTCGTAGACGAGAACACGTCCTTGCTGGACCCGACATGCGGCGGCGCGAGCGCGATTAGAGTCGCCGAGGAGATGGGCGCGGTGCGGTGCCTGGGTATGGACATCGACGAGCAGGCGGTGGGGATCGCACGAGTGGCATTGCGAAACGCGCGAATGTTGCAGATGCAATCGAAGGGGCGGTGAGATGGAATACATACCAAAAGCTGTTAAGAAAAAAAGGCCGCGCAAGAATCGAATGCCTGGGCTACGCGAGCAAGTTGCACTTGCAACTACCAAGGCACTGGCCTGGGAGACTGCCTACATCTGTGCAGTGCGAAACTTGCGTACTGTTGAGGAAATGTATGAAGTACTTTCTGTCAGGTACAATGCACTGTTACGAAAGCGCAAGCTGATAGTTACTGAACGCGCGATCCAACGTACCAGGATCGATGCTGCGGATGCGATCAGAACGGCACGGATTGAGAAAACTAAGTAAGAATGAAAGGGGCGGTGAGATGGAATACATACCAAAAATCTGGCTTAAGCTCATAGTCATAAGCATGATTGTGACCTGGTTTGGTTTGATTGTAGTATTACTCGTGCTCCTCGCTGAGGCAACTTGGACACTGATCCTATGACACAATACCAACAAGTAAACTCCAATGCCAGCGGCGAGACCGTCACGGTCTCGCTCCGCGAGCAGATGTACTTACGCGACAAACTACCGTATAAGTTCAAACTCCTCGCCGAGTTTGCTCCTGTCCAGATCGACGTGCGCGAGTTGGTCCAGGTACTTACTCAGTACGGTGCGGTCACCGGGTACTCGCTGGTGCTCGCCGCGTTCGAGGATCTGGCCCCAGGCTGGCGCGCGGGATTTGACCGAGAGATTGCCAATGGCACCACAATTCGCCGTCGAGTACGATTTTGACCCCGGCATTGCCAGCCCTCGCCGGTTACGCTGGGACGAAAGCCCCGAGACTTGTCTTGGTCGGTGAAGCCTGGGGATCGAATGAACATCAGCTCCGAATGCCGTTTGTCGGGGCCTCTGGCCAGGAACTCTTCCGAATGCTCGGCGAAGCCATGCCAACAGTCAATCCGATGCTTCACGCCGAGATCGTCGAGTTGTTCCGATATGGCCTCGCCTGGGTTCGCCGACGCGACGAATGGTTCGAGGCGGCCGGAGTTGGCCTTACCAATGTATTTGACTTTCAACCGGCTGGGAACAAGATCGAGTCCCTATGCGGAAACAAGAAGGAAACCAGCAATGTCCTCGACCTCCCAGCCATCGCCCGCGCGATGTACCTCCGACCTGAGTACTTGCCCGAACTTGCTCGGCTGGCTCTCGAACTGGACACCTTGCGGCCAAATCTTGTTGTCGCCCTTGGGAACACAGCGTGCTGGGCTCTGTTGCGAGCAACTAATATTGGCATGTTACGCGGAACTGCAACATGCGGTGCAATGACATCGGGCCAAGCGGGCTGGCTTGGCAAAGTCCTTCCAACGTACCACCCGGCGGCGGTGCTTCGCATGTGGGCCTGGAGGCCGATCGTCGTCGCTGATCTGACAAAAGCTGCGCGCGAGGCGCAGTTCGCGGAAATTCGCCGGCCTACCAGACGAATCATTATCAATCCGACTATTGCGGAGTGCGAAGCATGGGCAGACGAGACATTGATCGATCCGCCCCCAATGTTGTCAGTCGATATAGAGACAGGTGCCGGGCAAATCAAATGTATTTCTTTCGCGAGAACCCGATCCGAGGCCATAGTCATCCCATTCGTGGACCTTGAAGTATCCAGTGGGTCTGTGTGGCCAACACCGGACGAAGAGCTGGTCGCATGGAACGTCGTTGGCAGATTGTTAAATTGTCCATCGGTGAAGCTCGGGCAAAACTTTATTTATGACTTGCAGTACCTAACCCGGATGGGCTTCGCGCCGAGGGCCTGTCTGGAAGACACCATGCTGCTGCACCATTCGTTGTTCCCAGAACTCCAAAAGGGCCTCGGCTTCCTGGGTTCAGTTTACACCAACGAAGCCTCGTGGAAATTGATGAATCGGCCAAAGGCGGATACTGAAAAGGCAGACGAGTGATGAGCAATTGCATAGCACCAGGATGTCTCGCCCTGGCCAAGTATGACCGTATGTGCCAGCAACACGACGAGGAACGAACTCGCCAGCGAGGGCAACACGCAATGACAACAATAAACGCTCTGGACTCCGAACTCGCGGCGCTTCGAGCACTTGCCGATGCACTTGACCGATACCTTGCGTCAGGCATGGACCGGCGAAATGCTCCGTGGGCACAAGTACTTGCGTGTCGAGACAAGCTCGCAACAGTCCGGAATCGCGAATGACTATCGTTGACACCGCACAGATCATGCCGGCAACGCCGTTCTCTCCATCGGAACGGCTGCAGGTTTACTGCGGCCTAGACTCATGCGTGACGCTGGAAGTCCGGGAGGAACTAGCATCTCAGTTCCCACAACCGCCCGCGATCTACCAGTTCGAGCGCGCGCTTCAAGGGCCGTATCTGGAAATCATGCAACGTGGATTCGCGGTGGACGAGATCGCGCGGAGACACGCCGCAGAGGGACTTCGGCGCCGACTAGTCATACTGGACGATGTCCTGCAGGAACTGGCAAGTGCCGTCTGGGATCGCGGTCTCAACCCCCGTTCGCCCAAGCAACTAATCGAGTTCTTCTATCACACCATGCACCTGCCCGAGGTTTGGCTCTCACAGAAAGGCATTCGCCGGGTCTCGACTAACCGCGAAGCACTGGAGAAA